GACCAAGCTATGTCACCGCTCACGGTAAGAGTCTGGCCCGCGTTCTGGGTGAGTGTGTTTGTGTAGCCCGTGGACGTGAGAGAGGCGCACGCAGCGGCTGTGTCGATTGCTATATCGGGAGACCCCGCATCAACTGTCACGTCGTCTGAGGCTGATGGAACTCCAGAGGGTAACCATGTGCCCGCCGTATTCCAATTCGCCGCACTTGTACCTTCAGCGAATTTGCCCGCCGCATACGTGTACCCACTCGATAGCGTTCCCGGCCCGCTCCCCGTAGTGACTACGACATCCTGTGCCCCGAGACTTCCCGCTGGTGTGACTGCCGTAATCGAAGTAGCTCCGACCACCACCACGCTCGTTGCTGCTGTTCCCCCTATGGTGACAGAGGTGGCGCCCGTGAAGTCTGTTCCTGTTATCGTGACTGCCCTACCTGCAACGGTCGGTCCCGAGCTTGGCGATATGGCTGTAACCGTAGGAGCGGGCGCCACAAATTGATCAGCTCCAATACTCCAGGTGTCCCCAAGGGTGTCACGATCTCGTCCATCTATATCGAACTGGACACCAGCAGGAGTCGTGACAAGGTCTACGCCGTTTCCAATTGCATCGGAGCCCGGCTTGAGGTGGAGGTCTTCTGATCCCGACACAGTCGAGACGAACTGATCCGCGACCGTCTTGTTTATCTGTACCGTGGAGCCTGGTGCGGTGGCGTCTTCCGACATGTTGTTGTCTACGCCCGCGCCCCAGGCAGTGCCGGCACCTTCGAAGTCGCCCGCCGTCCCAGATGGAGCAGATACGCCCATCGAGATATTGTTCTTGATTACCTCGTACGTCGTCCATCCGTAGATCCCATGAGCGGCTCCACTTCCGGCTGTGGTCACGTTCCAGATCGTATTGTTAGCGCACGTCATGCCAGATGAGCCACTCGCATAGATTTGGGTGATCGCATAGGCACGGTTCGCCGAGCTGGTCGTTTGATGTATTCCATAGATGATGCAGTTGAGAACCTGCTGGCCGTAGTATCGGCATTGGATTGCATCGAGGCTTTGATACGAGGAGATATCGTGCACAAGTAAGTTGCGAACGATACCCTGGTTTCCAAGTTTTATCGCAAGCGAGGCTTGGTAGGTCGATGGACCCCGATATAGCTCGAACCACTCGTATATCGAATTCCCGCCTGTCGGGTATCTAAACTCCAGGTTTCCGTCGATTCGCGCACCACTGCCAGCCGTGCCATCGTGGCGATTCCCCGCCGCAACGGTCAGCGTCACGCTGTTTACGCCCACGCTGATTGTAGGCGACTCGGCGTATATCTCGTCGTACAGCTCACCAATGCAGTCGTCGCCGGGGAAATTCGACAGGTCAGCCGCCCACAGGGTTATTGTGGTGTAGTCCTTCCCAACGCCAATTGACTTAGTAACGGTCGCCATTATTTATCCTGTACTATGTCAGCCGTTGCGTAGGTGAATTGGATACGCTAGTCCACAACCTGGCTCGTGTCTTCGACCTTGGCCAGACTTCCACCGCTCAAACCTATATCCGCAGCATAGTCCACCTTCTTCGCCCGCTTCTTAACCATGGTCATGATCGGCTCGCCTTCCTCATCTGTCCCGGTCTGCTCATGCACAGATACTGTCAACTCTGCGATCAACTCATCAGTCATGTCTTCGATCGTAAGCGGCAAGTTGGTTCGCTTCTCCTGGTCAGAGAACTGCCAGTTGACGGGTTTGGGGTAACCCGCTGCCTCCAGTTCAAGCCAGAGTTCCGCGAGATCTTCCTTGCTGGGCCGCCTCTCTTTACCGAACCAAAAAAGGGTGCCATTGGGTTTCTCAAAAAGCTTCTTGCCTGACCGCTTGCGGCGCGACAGATATTCCGGTAGAGCAATTTTGTCTGGTCCACATATCTCAGACGTACCATCCTCATACTCGGCCAACATCTCCGTGGCTGACAGCACACTAAACTTGGCCCCCGCAAAACAATCAACTATTTTCTCATGTAGACCGCCCGAAGTATAATAGCCATTCGAGGTTCGGCTATGCGTATCACGCCATAGAACCCGGCTATAGGCCGCATCTTTCGCATGCTCATTGATGGCCACAAGTACATCGCCCGGCTCATAGGATCCCGCCTGAATTCTCACCAGCAAATCTGCCATGATATTTTATCTCCTCCTACTGTGTAAACTCTTCCCATATTACACCAAAAAAGCTCCTCTCACGCGTGGCGTGGGGAGCAAGGAAAGGATGATATAAGGAGAACAGAAAAAATCTTTCTATCTGTTCTTCCTAGACATTTTTTGCCTTATGAGGTCTTATATTCAACTTAGGGGCTGCGTTTCGAATATCCGTTACAAAAGCATCACCAACCCCACCGTCAATAGCGGTGGTAAGGGCGACCGAATTTGAACCGCTTACCCCACTTGCACTTGGTTGTGGCTTTACACCTACTAAAAAGGTTGCAGGGGCAATATCAATAACGCCAGCGTGATTTGCAGGGGCGCCTCGGGGAAAAACTGACCTGGCAGTATGGTCAGCAGTGAAGTCACCAGGTGTTGAAGAAACAGGAAAAGGATATTCTTGTGCGGCGAGAGTTGCCGCCGAGGGATCTGGATAAATCAGAGGAATGCTAAACATATAGGCGTGAAAATGATTCGACGCAAAATGATTAGATGCAAAATATCCTCTAACTGCAGTATGCGCCACTATTATCTCCCTACAGGTTCAACGTAACGCTTGATCTGTCACCATTTGTGTCCGACACAGAAGTAACTCTTGTTGTTGAGGTAGAGACCCCCTTGAAGACACTGGAGCCCGGACCACCGGAAGCCTTGCCCACCAGAACGGCAGCTATGGCGCGAAGGGCCTGACGCAGAGTTACGCCAGATTCTACTCCATCTGCAAGGTCAAGTAAAGGAGCATAAAGCTCTATGGTGCGGGTGACGGGAGCCATGGCGCCGGCATTTTCCGTGATGTGAAAGACCATTTCTTCCGAGTCATTGCCTGCACCAATTGTCATGTCCTCATCTAAGAGAAGAGAATATACGCCTGGCGTGCCGCCTCCAGCCACTTCTGTAACGGTTGGTGTAGTCATCGCCGTTGCGGCGGCGCCATTACGGGAGCGCCATACAGTAAAATTGGTAAGACCAGCTTCCCGTGTCTTTAAGTCCGTCGCATCAACGGCTACGAAATAGATAACTTGATCTACTACTCCACTTGGTATTCTCACCTCTCATCCCCCTTATGTGATGCTCTTACCCGTATAGGTTGTATTAATTTCTGCAATCCTAATTCTTATGGCACCGGGATCGTCGCCAACAAGACCGCTGCCATTAAAGAGGAAGCGTGCCGCTGACGCGCCTGGATTATCATAAGTGATGAGTCTCTTTGTAATTGTCCCCGAAGGAACTATGTGACATGAGATATCATCTCTTACGTCGGATTTATTTAGGGTTGAATCCCAAACTCCTACCGTGCCCCCAAACCATTCTTGGTTTGCTAACGTAGGAGCTATGTTGACACCGTTGGCATCTGTTGTAACGGAGTTAAAAGAGAATTCGGGGCGGACCTTGACTGCAACGTAGCCTCCGCCTAGAACATCTAATATGACATTAATTCCATCCGCACCCCTGCAGTTAACAACTGACGTTGAGGTTTCTGCAGAAGGCGTTGCGCCGCTTGGGTGTATCTCGATGAAGTCGCCCGTATTTTGAGCCATATTATCTCCCCCTGGAGTCTAATTAGACATTGCTAGAAAGATAAGGATCCTCATTTGTACCAAAGGCCGCGTCGTCATGATCTATTACCTGGGTTGTCCCCGTGCCACCATCTAAGGCGCCTGTAAGAGCCACAGAATTAGGTCCACCGACGCCACTTGCACTCGGCTGCGGATTCCGCGTAACAGTTTCCGAGACCGCGCCGATATCTTTAAATTGCGTAATGGCCGCCCCTGTGCCAGGGGTGGAAACTAGACCGGTTGACGCCTGGTCTGGAAAGACCCCCGACGCGGTATGAGATCCTACCACATGTGGATAAGTTCCTCCCGTTAAACTTACTGCATTATACTGGTTTGGCATGACTTCCTCCGTCCCTAATTATTTTACCCCAACTACCTATATTACACATATAAGCAGAACGCTTACTCATTATACCCTTCTTCTTTAAAAGAATTGCTATAGGCAGGGCGGCGAGACTTGTCACCGGGGGCCACCAAGGCCTTAAGGGGCTTTTCCAAAACATAGAGAATACCCAATGTTTCGGCAGGGGTAATGCCAATTTGATGGGTTAAGGCGCGACCATCGCTAAATTTCTTATAAAGCTTAACTCTAAAACCACCTCCATATGAAGCAGCATTACCTCTGATAGTGAGAGAGGAAGTATTTCCTGTATTTCGATCAGCATGAAATATGTTGAGGAGATTTCCCTTACTATCAGCCATCTCCTTGAGAATCCATTCGTCATATTCTGCTGGGGCACATCGGAGAAAATCAATATATTTTGATGTACGTACTAGCTGAAGAATAAAAATCATTTGTAAAAGATCAGAATGACCCAACTTAAAAACAATTTTATTTTCCCAGTCGAAATCCCTGGCTCCTGTCTGAGATGCCATCTCCATCCAGATACAGCGAAGTTCGCTATCAGGATTGAATTGCGCCGCAGCCCCCTTGCCCGTCTTATTGGGCTTGTAAATAGAGTAGCCTCTAATGTCTGTCTTCATTTAAAATTTCCTTGCCTTCATTACTTTTTCAATGGTACCATTATTAAGCGCCTTAATAAGAGATGTTGCTTCGCCCGTAGTGAGTTCTTCCAATTCATTTACAGGACGTGAGCCACACTCAAGAAGATTTTTTACCTTGATCTTTTTCTTCTTACAGATATTCTTTATGGCACTAATTTGAGCGGCCTGAATTAAAGAATCCGGGTCGGTGGTCGCATTCGAAATGGTCTTGGAAGAAATCTCTTCCTTTGAACACATGTTGATGCCCAGGCCGAAGCGCAAGGCTCTTGCTAGCGCCCTATTTTCAGCCATACAGACTGGATAAAGAGCAAAAACATCGTCAGTATTACGAATACTAGAATCCGCAGATCCACCGTAAGATTTTCCATCCTCGAAAGTTACTACTACAGAAGCGAATGCATACCGTGTGGCCCCCTCGGACTCACTTAAGATGTTTTGAGGAACCATTGATTTGATCCCCCTCAGGTGACCAATGCGGAGTAATTCTGAAAGGGGTATAAAGCTCCCGCCATTCTTATCCTTAAAAAGATTTTCCTCTCTTATTTCATCGTTCCAATTCTTAATTTTAAAGGTCTCCTTTTTTGGGGGAGAAAGGGGTTTCTTCTCCAAAACGGCAATGCCTAATTCACCCTTTACTGCATTAGCCAAATCTAAAATATCTTGACTAATTTCTGTTTTCGGTTCTTTTTTCTTGCGCGCCATGTTGTTCTCCTACTTCATTTGTAAGTGCCAGAGGCGAGGCTCCGCACCTTTTTTAATCTCGTCAAAAATTTCTAACAATCTATTTGCAACCACTTCACAGGCGGCAAAACTAAAGCTCTTTGTATGATCTTGGACCCTAATCATGTGAAGCCCCAAGCTTATTACAAAATCATCCTTAATTTTATCCCTCTGTTGAGTCCTCTCCATCGCATCCTCACCATATACATTGGAGAAATGAGTGGGGCCGTCGCACTCTATACAAATGCCGACCCCTATTATTAATATATCGATTTCTAACGGATATGTAAAGGACTTTGATCTTTTCTCTATATGAAAACCGTGTTCCATTAAAAGATCACCTATGGTATTTTCTGCCTTGCTACCGACCCCGGATTGTAAACGTGCCCCTACGCGCATCGGGAGTAGAGCAAGGGCCTTCTCTTCTTTGGACAACTTTTTCCAGCGGGACTTTGCGGTGCGGGCCAGTTTCTTCTTTGCGTTCTCTCTTTCTGGCTCGGTAAGACTCCCCCAGTGACGGCGCATTCCACGAGAAATAAGACGCTTCTCATCTTTTGTTCGGGGTCTGGCCATGGGTGGCCCGTTTTCTTTTACATAAAGCTTCTGAGCGGCGCTACGAGTTCTGATTGGAATATTGGAGCGAAGCAAGACATCTCGGATGATCTTGGGATTTTTTCCCAACTCTTTCCCCAATGCATACATGCTTTTATTATTTTGGTACTGCTCTATGACATAGTCGCGCCAATCTTCTTCAATATTCATCGCTTCTTCTTCTTTGCCTTTCCAACGTTTTTAACCCCCTTGAGCGTTCCATAGAGGCGAGCCGCCTCGTTCTCAAGGTTCGCTTGCTGGCGGGCGGCCTGCATCCGCTCCTCTTTTTCCTTTTCTTCTATTTTAATTGACTTAGCTAAGGCTTCATGGTTTTCTTTTATCCACTCTATATCTAGGCGATGGAAGCCGAAATAGCTCGAATATACCGTTACGGAAGCATTTTCTGCATGAAACGACAAAACATTTTTCTTCTGCTTTAATGATAACTTCTTTATGTTGGCTGGAACTGTAGACATAACTTGCTCTAAGTATTTCTTTGACATGCGTGGCATGAATTCTCCTTTTTTATTTGCTACTTATAGTACACCGGAAGGTATAACCTAAACTATGTTTTTATTTTTTTATCTCTCATGAATTTTCTTAATTCGGCACCGCCGGTTACGCTAATATGGCTCAAGACAGCAAGTAAAAGATACTTAAGTAATTCGCCATCTTCCTTGGCGGCGTCTGCGGCGATTTTAATTTCATCACCTTTGGCTACCATGCGGTCGGCTACGCGATCGGCCAAGACGAGCATCTTATCTTCGACGTCGGGCTTAGCCTTTTCATATACGGCGATGGCAGAGTCTCGCGCTATATCCTTTACGTAGCCGCAACCGGATCCAAATAAAAGAAATATAAAAACCGTCGATGCGGCGATAGCTTTCTTCACAGCAGGCCCTCCTCGGTGCCAGGGGAGGGGCGCTCACCTATGTCGGAGAATAATTCCCCGCCCAGCATATCAAAAACCTTTAAAATATCTGTATCCTTCATCTTTAAATTCATCTCCTCTATTAACATACCATACTCTTCGTGAAGGTGTTTGAATTTGTCAACATTAACCCTGTAGGCACTGTTGCCGGAAGACTTCTTGAGATAAAATTCATCACAGCCGAAGGCGGCGGCGGTTTGGAGAACGCAGACAAGCGCTACTGCATAATTAAATAATTCAGAGACATTTTTGAATTGGCCTACTTGGGCCATTATACGGGTATTGCGCCACAACTCCTTGCTTATATCAAGCATGATTACTTCTCTATTGCTATAATCTTTGCTTTCCATAGTTCTCCTAGTGGGGCAGATATATAAGTAAGCCGCTAACTATTAGCATGAGTACATCGGGTTGAATTAGTAGCAAAAAATAACTAAATAATCTACTCAATAATATTTTTATTAACACAGGTGAAACTTTTCTCTCTTTGATTGCGCTGGAATATTGTGATGAATATTTTTTTCGATATCCCTCAACTCATCCTCTGTTTTTGTAGACCGCCAGTAACAAGTAGAGCAATTGACATTATAGATGTCCGACCCTAAAATTATTTGCTCCTTATCTTCTGTCATTCTAATCGTCTTGGTCCCATCAGAAGATTTACATTTATTGCAGATAGCAGTAAGTTGTACAATCTCGTCTGCCATCGCCAGTAATTTGGGCACCGCGCCAAAGGGTCGGCCCGCGTAGTCTCGGGAGAGACCGGCCACAATGAAGCTTACTCCATAGTGAAGTATCATTTCATTGATGGCAAACCCCAGTTCTCTTTCGGAGTAAAACTGCGCCTCGTCTACAACAATTACATCCGGGGGACTAAAACCTAAACGAATTGTTTCAGAAAAAACACTAAATAATTTATAGCCATTAAGCTTTGAATCAAGATGGAAGGCATCTACTTCTAGCCCGTGACGGGATTTTATAATGGAACGGTCAAGGCCGGTATCTGTATATCTGCTCGTAGGAGTATAACAAACAACATCTTTTTTTTGTGCCTCGGCCATGTCTGCCCTCTTGATAAGCTCAAGGGATTTTCCACTAAACATGGGTCCGGTGATAACTGTAAGCTTTCCTCTCATGCTACTTCTCCCCACTTTAACCATTCTTCTTCCTTTCGTTTACCGAAGTGTTCTTCAATTGTTTCCCAATAGGGTTCAGATATAGCCATTTTACATTTGTGACACTCTATGGCGAGACGAGTGCCCTTTATTGACTCTCCTGGTCCTGCATAAATAATACGAGCGGAAACGTTTGTGCTTCCGCAATAGTCGCAACTAGTTTTTTCGGACATCTAAAACTCCAAATCTCTTTTTTTGTTATACCTCATATTGAACATCGTCGTCCTCTATGTCTCCAAAGAATTCTTTAACCTCGCAGTCAATTGAAATTTTATAACTAACCCCAGTTTCCTCATTACTTATTATAACATCAAAATTCGAGGATGTAAAGAGCTTGTTGAAGATAAATATTGCGCCAGACATGGTTTGTTGAATATTTAGATCGTACTTATCCATTATTTCTTCGACGGCGGCGGCAACCTCATCTTCCAATAAGAAGACTTGTTTCCTGTCTATTGTCATTCGGTGGTCCACTTTCTTCCGCACAATGCGCACCACCACTCTTTTTTTCCTTTTAAGAAATCACCTGTTTCGCGAACCATGGTCGAATGCCCCTTTGGGCAGCTTTCGGGCTTCTTATATACGGGGGCCTTGGGGGCGGGAGGGGGTTCTGTCTGGCGGTCGTATAAATCTCCATATACCTTGTCCCAATCGATGTCGCCAAACATTTTAAACTCCTATGGGCTGAGCTTTTTTTTCCTTATCTAGCTCGGGAAGTATATATTTAACTACAGCATTATACACACTCTCTGGAGGGATGGATCCGATGCAAAAACAGCCATCATGATCGGAGGCCGGAAAACACTTATGCTCATTAGCATTGGCCTTCAATATAATTGTTTTAGGACCTACGGGGCGTCGTTTTTCTATTTCGTCATCGCGGAAGAATACCATCAAGAATTTATCTAGGCCCGCTGCAAGATGGGCAAGATAAGAATCATTAGAGATGACAACGTCGGCCGAATCTATGGCCGCCATGCACTCCTCAAGATTTAGCAGGCCTGCGAGATTTAGTGCAGCCGGGGCTAAATGTTCAATATGATTACATATACCAATGCCTTCATAATCATCGACGAGGATAACTTTAAAATCGTTAGATAATAAATTTATAAATCTTGCATAATTCTCAATGCCCCAATTTTTCTTTACATCAATACCATCTTTCTTAAAACTTGGACAAACAACAACTTTTACCTTATCTTCAAAGGGGGCTAGCAAGGCATCTATGTGTTTAAAAGAATAGTGAGGAATGTCATAAAGAGAAGATGGATTTTCTCCAATAATATTCTTCACCATTTCCAAGTTAATATCAACCTCGTGATTATGAGTTTCTGATATTCTTGGGGCGCGGATAATGGCTTCACAGTCTAAATATGGATATAACCACTTGAATCCAGTATTCGAAGGAAAGGACTCAATACATACATCTATTTTCTTGCTGACAATCCACGCTATAGTAGCATCGCCATTCTTTTCTTTTGTGGCGTCGAAGCCCTTAACTCCATCGACATATTCAAGGTCGTTGAACAACCCTTCCATGTTTGGAAAATCAGCCCCGCTATTAATTAATAGATAAACACTGTGTCCACTGCTGCTCAAAGCCTTTAAGACAGGAGTAAGCATGAGTGAACTTGAGGGGCTTCCATCTTTGAGTATTAGAATATTCATTTATCATCCTGTAAAAGCTAGGTGTTGATTCCACTTTTCCTTGTTGGCCCACCGAAGAATGTCCTTGGGATGTTTTTTAACATCTATAAAAAGAACGTCTTCTGAATAAAATTGGGTCTCAAGCTGTCTAATATCCTCGTCGGTAATTTCTTCCACCGGCTTTTTGATCCATTTGCCCGTCTTGCGGCGATCGGACCCGGTGTCTCCATGATATCTAACCTGTTTTTTCCAGAAATTTTCCATAGAAGCCTTGCGTCCATAATCAACCCACGAGTAATGATAAACGCAAGGTACTTCTTCTGTATTACAACAGTTGCTAAGCATCTCGCTATACTTCTTTTTATTAATATAGCTCATGGGATTATCCGTTCTAAAGTGGGCATTCATCACATAAAGACGTCTATCCCAAACAATGGTGGTACGAATAAGGTGCCCGGTGTCTTCCCAAATGTATTCGCAGGAATCCGCATTCTCTCTTTCAAAGTATAAGTTGCCATCCTTGTATTTTCTAAACTGGATAGGTACATCGTGGACAATGTTGGGGAGGTTTTTAGAGAGGCGCCACTTATAGCAATTTTCTTTGGCACCGGTCGTCTTCATCCCTCCGTGGAATGTTATACAAGGGAGATCAAAGAGTACAGACGTTGGATCATTCCTGATGAGGTTTTTTATAGCAGGATACTGCCATTCGGGGACCATTTCATCACAATCTGTTTGCCATAGGTACTCGCCCTTGCATAATCTCCGAGCGAATGTCTTTTGAACTCCCATCATATTGGGCTTCTCATAGTCCCATGAATTCTGATCTAAAACGAGGCGCTTACCCCATTTCTTTTTCTGCTTCTTCAATAGTTCCCATGTGCCATCAGTAGAACCTCCATCTACCATGATAAATTCGTCAGAAAAGCCAAGATGATTTGATATAACTTCAGCTATAGGAAGCCCCATATCTATCCCATTTAGTATGATGCAATAGGTGCTAATGGAAACATCTTGAGCAAGATCAAAGATGTCAGACCAGCCTCGTTCTTTTGCCCAAGGAGATTCGCAGATAACTTGGATAACATCATCATAAATACTTATATTATCTATACATTTCTTGGGCATTGGGCACTTGGCTAAATGACAAGGCTTTAGACACTCGCCTCTATGAGGAGGATTAATAGCTATAGAGATGCTCTTTCCTATTAAAACATAGGGGTCCTTCTGAGGGGTTTCGGGCAGAACTTCGCAGACTCCACCGGCCACCAGTTGGGGTCGGGGAATACAGTTTCGATCAAAGGTCGATCCGAACAGGGTGACACAGTCAGTTCCTACTGCGGCTGCGACATGGCCCGGGAATGAATCCATACCTATGTGAAGCTTAGACTTAGATAATATCCAAGCTAATTCTTGTGGACTCGTCTGGCCTCTTAAATCATAAACACCATGCTGCATTATATTGTTGAGAGGAGGGTCTTCCTTGCCACCAACATGGACTATGGGTAATCTACAATACTTTATCAGCCCTTGCATATTATAATAATTTTTAATAGCCAAGGACGTCCCAGTATGAACTGTAATAAAGTCAGACTCCCAATCGAGTTCATCCAGCTTAAGGGCCTCTGGTTTTTTCTTTTCAATAAAAACATTCTCTGCCTTGACTCCGCACATGTCGGCATACACATCCATAAGATGTTTGCCATGACCATTATGAAGCCAATGGGGAATCTTCTGAGTTAATATATAGGGATTAAAGCACATCTTAAAGTGGCCAGCATCCTGATTGTTTCCCTCGGCAACACGATAATCCATTAAAGAATTACTATACTTGATGACCTTTTTGATGTGGGGATTGCCCTCAAGGATATTCATGTATTTTTCCGAGGTGGCAAAATATATGGAGGCATCTGGGTGCTTCTTGGCGATGCCGGCTACCACCGCTGTACTCAGAAGGACGTCACCGGCGGTTTCTGGCATAGCATAGAGAATTCTTTCCTTGTCAGTGGGGTCAATGACCTGAACGACGCTTTCGATACGCTCCTCTTCTCCCACTCTAAGTCTTTCAAGCTTATTATTTTCTTCGGCCTTATTTCGAAAGAACTTCTCGATCTGTTCTACGGAGCGATCTGACTTCAGCCAGTCGATAACACCATCTTCATGAACATCTTCGTGGAGCACATTCTCATAGAGCCAACGGATTGACTTTTCCTTGTCGTCTTTTATATTTGATGGTATTTGATCTGGGGCCTTCTTGATGTCGATGGGCTTATCCCACGTTTTACTTCTATCTTTGGCCTCATCATTTCTAAAATAATTAATCCAAATATCTGCTGCCTTATCCCAGCTATTAAGAACGTGATCGCGTCCACGCAAGCCCTCTTTTTTACGGCGACCGGAACTCCAACTACGCAGCGCCATGGTGACCTTTTTAGCGAAGTCTTCTTCGGAAAAAAGGGACCTTCTCTGCATGGTCCCCGAATCGGTGAAGGTTCCAGCTATTTTCATTGGAATGCCACCGGGGGCATTAACCTGCTCTTCAGTTGCGCTCCACTCGGACGCTAAAATAGGAACACCGCAAGCTTTGGCCTCGCTCAGGGGCATTCCATACCCCTCGCAAACGGAAGCTTGAACATACAAGTCCATCGCATTATAGATGTGTGCAAACTTGTCATTAGGCAAGCCCTTGCCAGTGTTGGGGGTCTTAACTGCCTTCTTTTGGCAGACCGGACAGGCACTCAGTTCGCCTCGCCAACTATCTATAAAAAAGTGATCACAATTGCTGCAGATAAAAGTAAATAAAACTCTATCCTGTAGCCCGTTGCGTTTAACCTCAAGGGGGATATCCCATCCTACATCGGGAATAGATGTGTGAAGAAGCAAGTAGGGAAGCTTTCTCTTGCTTTTTTTGATCTTATTGTTTTTCTTGTAGTGCCTATCCCACTCTTTTAGCATCTTTTTAAAAGAAAGGATGAGGCGAGGGTAGAGTTTGCGCTGTTGGTTGCGCATAACCGTACCTATAATAAGATCGTCTGGCTTGAGCCCTAGTGATTCTTTAATCTTCGCTTTGTCGAGGGGCTGGAAGGACTCGGTATCAACGCCTGGGGAGGGTGTACCTAAAACCTTAATTTTAGAACTTTGATTCTCCAGCACCTTCTTTCCGTACTGAGAATAGGTGAAAATAGCATCGGCCTTTTCATACATGTTGACCCACTCAGGCTTCTGAGGGTGACCATCGATGCAGGCCATGAGAGACCATTTGAAATTATCGCGCAGCTTTGTTTTGTGTTGCCATTCCACCATCCACGGATCACGGATGTCGCAAACATAATCGGGGCGGAAATCTACTAAAACTTGATCAAATTTCCACTTGCCAAACTGGTTTAGCTTATAATCTTTTTTATAGGCCTTGTCTTCGGAGGGGTCTGCGCGGAACTTCCCGTTGGCCCCCCTAACAATTTTGGGGAGGGCACCGTAGAATTTCCATGGGACATTATCAATTCGAGGATCATTGGACGACATATATGATCCATATTCTGCTACTTCAAATTCTCCCGTATCATTTATGCGACTTATTACTTCACGCCAGTATGTTGCAAAACCCGTCATTAAGGGCGTGGCTTCGCCCAAAAAAAGAATTTTCTTCTTAGTCATATATTGCGCCCCGGATTTTCTTGATGGCGTTTGCTTCTATGTGTCGAATCCACTCAGGACTAAAGCCAAGAACCTCGCCAATCTTTCTTAAAGTCGCACCCCCATACCTTAATTGAACAACCCTCTTCTCCGCATCTGATAATCCAGACTCCTCTATGATGGTTTCACAGGGGATTTCATCGTTGCAATCACATGCCGACCAGTCAATTCTACTCAACTTGGCCAATGTTTTTACATCAATATACTGCCGATCCGACAAGGCAAGATCTTCCTTAATTTTCTTATCTGCAATCCCTCTTTTAGATAGCGCATTGAATTTGGAAACTAGTCGTCTCATTTTGGTGCCAACTGTAAAGGGCCCACTGAACTTGCTAGCTTCTCTCTTCATTATATTGCGAATACAAGAGGTCAAATATGTAGAAAATTTAGTTCCTTCCTTTGGATCGTAATTATCAATTATGCGGAGGAAGAGGGCTGTGAGGGCCTCCTGTTCGTAATCTTCAGAGTCGCAAACATTATTGCTCTTACGAAAACGGCTAGCCTCCCTTCTTATCAGGGAGGCATTTTTTTCCATAAGAGCACTAAATTTCTCGCTCTTTGTCAAATTACTACTAAGGATTTCCTCATTTGTCATCTTACATTCCTACCAAACTGGATCGAGATCATTTCCCTCCTTAAAGGGGGCATCTGCCTTTCCTGCTGTTGCCTTCTTTCTACCGCGAGTACGAGTAGTCTTTCGTTCTGCTGGTTTCGCTGGGGCCTCTTGGGCCTCGGATGTTGCAGTAGTCTCGCGAGGGCGAGCCCCAAGAGAAACATCCTCTGCAACAACAACCAGTTTGGAACGAGGATTATCGTTATCATCGCGCCAAGAATCCTGGCGAAGATAGCCGGAAACACGTAGCTCAGAACCCTTCTGGGTATACTCAGCTATAATTTCAGCAACACGGCCCCAAGAGTCGCAATCAAGAAAAGCTACAGCGCGATTCTCTCCGCGACGCCTATTGACCGCAAGCCGAAACTTGCAAAGTGGCGTCTCCTTGGCTCCAACGTGTGAAAATTCTGGATCCGCCGTAAGCCTACCAACTAAATTTACCTGATTCATGTCCATTTTTCATCCTCCTTAAGATTTTGTTAAACCGTATACTCTATTATACTATAAATTTTCTACTTTGTTAAGTATAAAAGAATTTCCTTGTTTGTAACCAGTAACCTGCACAACATTCTCTTCTCTCAAACTATGGCGACACCTCCCATACTGTCGGGAAAATATTACACAACTATCAATCATGTAAGAACTATCTGAGATGGCAACGAAGGCCATGTCATTCCCATTTTTATCAACGTGCTTCTTAACCTTTTCGACCATGGCGGCAAATATAAAGCGGGAACCATCTGGTGCATCAACAAATTCCATGCACGGAGTATAGTCATCGACATATTTCTCATCGCCTGCCGTAAATGAAACTCCTATATAAAATTTCTCAAAACTGATTTCTCCGCGAACGCTCTCTGCCGTCATATATTTAATATGAGCATCTATCAATTCTCCTATGGCCTTGGCGCGCCGCGCGGTTGGTCGGCGCACGCCAACCTCCTCAAAGAATTTTTTATCCCGAGTGAGAAGTTCCTCAACCAAGTTGCGTAGGTTAAAATCACCCCCCTTCTTATGGTCGATAAGTGGAAAAGATATTATAAATTTTAGAACCTTCTTCTCATTGGGCGTCAACTCTCTGAGGAGATTGAAGTCCGCATACATATTATAACGTGAAACCTTAAATTTGTCAAGGGCCCCCGACCAAATTAATGCATCAAGCACAGTCTTCTTAGCTGGCTTATCAAAGAACTTCTTAACAAGCTCTTCGTAAGTTTTTACATCACATTTCTTAACCTCTCCATATGTAGATTTTCCAATGCCCTTGATGTGCGAGAGGCCAAAGGCAATATGCCTGTCTCCCACTATCTTAAAATCCATTGTTATTTCATCAATGCTGGGAGGCAAGACTTCTATGCCCATGAGCTTCCCATCATTTACAATTGTTAATATCTGATCTGTTTGCTCCTTTGAACCTGTTCCAGATTTGTTTAAAAGGGCGGTAAAAAACTCTGTTGTATAATGGGTCTTTGCCCAGGCTGTCTTATAGGCAAGGGTAGCATAACAGACGGCGTGTGACTTATTGAAGGCATAACCGGACATTGGTAGAATCCAATTCCAAATCTGATCTGCTAGCTCTTGCTCGTAACCATTCTTTAGACATCCACCAACAAATTTTTCTTTCATTTCCGCCAGCTGCTCTGGCAATTTCTTGCCTACTGCTTTGCGAATTTTGTCTGCTTCTACGAGGTCCAATCCGGCGATCTGCCATGCTAATTCCATTATCTGCTCTTGATATACAAGGGCGCCAAATGTCGGACCTAAGATAGGCTCAAGATCAGGATGAAGAAAGGAGGCAGGCTTGTGTCCTAACTTAACCGCTATATACTCTTCCATCATGCCGGCCTTCAGTGGACCGGTACGAGCCAGGCTTGTAAAGTCGGCCAACGAAAGAATAGAGGTTGGCTTGAACTGGCCAATCCACTTGCGGGCCGTTGGGCCTTCAATCTGAAAGACTCCTATGGGGCTGCGTGCAATAATATCAAAGACGAGCGGACAATCCTTCTTCATTGTTTCGATGTTGAAGGACACATCCTTGCGACATCCACATTTAAAGTTCGGGGAGTCCACGTCTCTTGCGCCATTGGTTGACTTGACCGAGCTTGCCTTCGCGGACGAGCCTGTCTTTTTGCTTTTTATCATTTGCCTCTCTCTTCCTTTCAGTCTGCTCAGCGAACCACTCCTTTGGCTTAGTGTGTTCGCGAGCAAATGAATCCTTTTCCATTAAGTCTCTTATCTTTATTTCTGTTCGAGTACCAACTCTGGCGTTACCATGATATCTAAAGGTATCAACTGACTCACACTTTGGACAAGGATGCCCGCCCTCACTCATTTTAGCAATTGTCATGAAGGCTTGCCAAATTTCTTCGCACCCCTTACATTTAAAATCATATCTTATAGGATGATTTCCACCAGTAATATTCCATTCAACCATTCTCAACCTCCCTCAACCAAACCCCTTGTAATTGAAAGTATGTCAAGATTTTTAAGACCAAGAATGTCTGCCTTAAGTAAGTTCATTTTGTCCAACGAATGATAATCATAACCTGTCACAATCTTTTTACCCTTAGGATCCCAAGTCATTGGTATTAATCCCTCCTCTACATTTCTATCAAGAATGATATAAGCAGAAGGGTGGATAGACGTATGACGTGGCATATCAACAAGATGTTCAGCTATTTTAAACAAAGTACCATACTTTTTTCGCCACTTATTAAGATCATCGGACAAGTAGGCCTCAGCAAAGCTATCAGTCTTTGCGGGTATTGTAGAGGTAATGGTGTTGACCTCCTCATGAGGCATGCCTAAAGTTCTACCGATATCCTTCAATACGCCCTTGATTTTCATCTTTCCAAAAGATACCACTGGTAGGACGCGGTCCTTGCCAAAAGTATGCTCAATAAAATCAATAACCTTTGTGCGACTATCCTGAGAGAAGTCCGCATCAATATCCGGAAGTCCAACACCTGCTCGTCCACTATTCCAAAAGCGCTCCCAATACAATTTGTAGGGCATGGGGTCAATATTGGTGATGCCAAGCATGTAAGAAATGAGGCTACCTGCGGCGCTTCCGCGGCCATCACCTGTTTCTATTCCGCCATCGCGGGCCCATTTGATGTAGTGCTGAGTTATTAGGAAATAGTCGGCTAGATCACAACCCTCAATATCTTTCAACTCTCTTTGTACACGATCATTATATTCGGAGGCATTCTTGCGGGCGCCGAACCCCTTACTATACCAGGCGTCCCTTAACATCTTCTTCAAGAAATCAAGAGAGGAGAGTTCGCCCGGCACAAATGGGTATTGAGGAATTTTAATATCCTTATCGATGGTGACATTACATCTATCTGCAACCTTTTGGGTTTCCCAGATCTCCTCTCTATGCCATCCCTCTTCTTCCAGAATCTCCTCGTCCTTCATGTAGTATTCGTCGGTAGAAAAGGCGAAGCGCTTTCCGCCCTCATAGAGGGGCTTGTCGGACATCTTGCTATTGGTATTTATCGCAAGGAGCACTTCGTGATAATAAGCGTCATCCTTATTAACATAGTGACTATCGTTACTAACTATGCGAGGAATGCCCATCTTCTTAGACCAGTGACGCAGCTTCTTGGTTATCTTTGGCTGACCTGGCACACCGCTATCTTGGACTTCAATATAGAAGCGATCCTCGAATACTTCGCGCAACTTCTTAATGAGAGCGATCGCCTTGTCATCTTCATCGTTGAGCGCATGCTGTGAAATTAAAGATGCAAAGCAGCCGCTGAAAACTATCAGCCCCTCTTGATTTTCAATAAGATCATCTACCGTGATGCGCGGATTAAAATAAAACTGCGAGGCGGCGCGGGCCGTAAGACGATTAAGGCTTTTCAAGCCATCATTATTCATCGCAATCACACTCATGTGCGAATTGATGCGCTTATTCTTGTCCTCCTCATTTTTGAGACTATAGCCCATGTAAAATTCGCATCCCAGAATCGGTTTAATCCCAGCCTTCTGGCACGCATCATAAAATTCTACATGACCGTAGCAGTTACCATGGTCCATTATACCAAGGGAGTCCTGCCCCATTTCTTTTGCCCTCTCTACCATTGATGTAATAGTAGACTTTCCATCGAGCAAGCTATAAAAACTATGATTGTGTAAATTGCAAAAGCAAGCCATATTATCCTCTACTTAATCTTTTTATCTTTTAGTTTCCATTCTGTTTTGCAGGCATCTGGATTACACATGTACTTGCACTTAAAATTCCCATAAGGATTACTGGTTATCCTCTTGGGCTTCATGTCCTTATCTATCTTCTTTGCTATTTCAATAATCCACTTTCTATTTTTTTCTCTCTGATTAACATCTACTACGAAGGTATACTCGCACTTTTTAAGATAGTCAAAGGTCAGTAATCTTATTTCATAATTGGGATATAGTATAGAAGCCGCCAAATCATATAGGCGAAGCTGTGCATCGTCTATGGCCTCTTCATATTTAGGAACCCAATTCCCAGTTTTCCAATCTCTAATCTCCAGTACTCCTGGCTCGGTTTCGAGTACCATGTCTATTATTCCAGTAATCTGGATGCCGTCCCCTATTGGAATCTTAAATTTCTGTTCAACGGCCAACACCTTATCATTGAGCGGAGACTCCTCTCTGTCGAGAACCTTCTGAATGAGATGAATCCCCTCTGCAAAAAGCCAAAGGGGAGACTTCTTATTGGTGGTCATCAAATCATCGACGCTGCCGTGATAATTATGTATACCTGTCATAATCTGAAATTCGGGATCGTCTGGACAGAATTCACCCCACTTCTTGTGCAACAAATGGGGTTGCGTCTTCTTATATAGCCATAGATATTCTTTCCGCCAATTCTTGCGGTGCCCCAATGATATTCTCTCTAGCTGCCTATGGATCAACTTACCATTTGACGTTGCGAAGGTATCGCCCTTGCGTATACCCAGCACATATTCAAGATAATATTTGAACGGACACATCAAGTATGTTTTAATACGCGATGCGCTTATTGTACCACCAAATGACTTCATTAAACCACCAACCGTTTCTTTTTATTATAGCACACGAGAGAACTTTTGTCAACCCATCTTCATTTTTTTGCACACTTTGATACAAGTGGACATCAAATGATTGAGATCTCCGTAATTATTTATCACCATATCGAATAGGGAATTTTTCTTATAATTTGCAACATCGAAAAAATTAAGTTTGCTTAAGTATGAGTAATCTGGAAGACTATTTATGATCTTTCGATCCTCATTATTTAATGCAACTTCCGAAGCGTGATTATCACTAGGACCATCACCTCCTCGCCACAGTCGTATAACCTTACCGCCCAACTCTTTAATTTCATGAGCCTCATTTGGAAAACGAACATCCGTAATAATATGATACTTATACTTATCTGCATAGTTGTATATTTGATTGAAGCAAGACTTCACCCAAAAATCATCTGCTATGTTTTGCCTAAATAACTCTGTTCCAATATATTGCAACAGTTGTCTGACTGTCATATGATGCGTAGTTATATTATAGTTGCGACGCTTATGGGTGGGGATATCCTGCCATCTCCAATTCGTATATGTAGATTCTTTTTGTTCCTGTGTTCCCCAGGCGATATTTTTATCCACTCCCATATATTTAACAGCAATCTCCTTGATGGGATCCGCAAAAGCAATAATGTTTACATTTTGTCGCCCCAAAATTTTTGCAAAATATTCCGCTACTTGATTTTTTCCACTACCTTTTTTCCCACTAAGTCCAATAATCATTTGTTCCTCATGCGTTAACTTTTAATATTCGGGCCTTGGCCTTAAGCACTTCATAAAATGTGGATCTCCAGCTATTTGAAGAAGTGAAGGTAACCCCCTCCATGGAAGGAGTTAGTCCGTGGCCCGCAGTAGAATTATTCTTTCTCCATTCTTTATTATAGGGCATTGAAACCAATATGCAGTGTGGTACTCCCGCATCGTATGCCTCCATAAGATATTCCGGCTTATCATCCAGTACTATATCTGGCCTCTCTAGCAGAAAAACATCCTTCTTATGGGATATCCCCTCGATAAGTTCAAGGCTTCCGTTATCCTTGTCTATCCTCATGACCGAATTCTTGCGAGACAAATACCCTCCGCAATGATATATTTTATCCCAACGAATATTATTATTCTTGAGAGCCTGTCGAGTATCCAAGATTGTTTTGAGAGGACGAGATGTACAAAATTGAATTTCGCACCCACATTCGAAAAGCCACCCTATGTCACGAGCAATATCTCTGGATAGGGCTCGACAGGTAGAGAACTCTCTGTCGTTGCAATACTTATCATAAACTTCCTCAAACAAGTATCTGTCTAGACCCCACTTCTCGAAGAACTCCCAGGTGTCGGCATCTCTCGATGAAGCATTTCTAATTTGAGGATTTACCCCACATTCTTCTATTTCTAGTTGATCCCAATGTTGATTAATATAACTTAGGAAGTCATTAATCCAATCAAAAATAACCTCGTCGAGGTCAAATATTATTTTAGCCACTATCTTTCTCTTTCAATTTCTGAAAAATTTCTCTTATTTCGTTAACAGACATCTCGTCTAAATCGCTGTGATCGCCAAGATCAACCCTAGTAACATCCATATAGCCACCTAAGTATTCATGTGTCAACTCTCCCTTACCATGTAGAACCTTGTCAGCCGCTCTGTTTCCTGCCAAATCATTATCAAAAGCAACGTAAAGTTTATAGGCGCCGGATGCAAGTATGCTTCTTTGTTGACGCCTCGAAATACTGGTGCCAAAAACGGCGACGGCATTCCTGATGCCTGCTTCCCATAATTTTATGACCCCCAAAGGACCCTCAACTAAAACAATTCGCTCCGTCCTCTGTATGTGCGGAGAAGTTTTATGATAACCGTACAGGTAGTCATTGACATTTCCTTCGTGGAGCCACTTTGGTCTCCCGTCAGTTTCGTTTTCCGCCCAACGCGCGGTCGCTGCCACCAGGTCCCCTTCCTTGTCTCGGATAGGGAGGACAATTCTGTTATAGAATAATGTCCCCTGTGTTTTGGCGTACCGAACATCGAACTCCTCTAACGCTGTGCGGGAAAAACCCCTCTCTTTGATCATGTAAGATTCAATGACAGGATCCCACGAGAGGCGATCGAGTGACTCCTCTGGTATTACCTTTTTCTTTACAAGGTTGGTTTCCTTTATAATTTTCTTGTTGCGGATTCTCTCTACTGTTTCGTCATTATATTCGGTATCAACTAAGTTTTTGAGGAACTTTATAGCACCCACAAAATCTAATCCTTCTGTTGCTCTAACAAGGCCATATATGTCATGACCGTAATCAAAATGACAATTATGAGTAAAACACTTCCATATACCCAACTCTTTTGACCAAGAAAAGCCTCCTGGGTTGTCACCAACATGGACAGGGCACGGGCAGTTATAATATGTACCTCTATCATATACATCAATCCCCATGTGGTCAAAAATCATTTCTATATTCTCGTTGCATATTTCACGCAAGAGATCTGATTTTCGCTTAAGTGTTTCCTTGTTCATTTGATACTTCATATTGTTCGTCTGGAGAAAGTTCACTTTTTAATTTCCCTTCTTCCAAGTACATTCTATCGTGCTCAACCCTAAGGTTAAGATAATCTTCGAATCCCATACCTGGACCATAACGAGTAAGCATTGTTCTCAGCTTCATGTTTCCCGCTATTGGGCCATCTTCCTCAACCTCCTCTCTTTCTTTGTGTCCTAAAACGGAGAAGTTAGAAACATACCACAGAATTCTATCAGCTGCGGCAATTTGGTTCTCTCGATTCAATTGCGCCAACAAAAGCATTGGCACATTGTAGCGCGTAACGAAATCATGAAGCTGTGTTGCCTGAAAGCCCAACACTTGCCATTCAGCCATCTTGCCCATCTCTGATTCCTTCATCAGCTTGATGTAATCATATATGATAAGGCAGTCGTTAAAATCTCCATCCTCATTGCGCCCCACATACTTGGTAAGCCAATAGCGCATCGCGCTCAAAGATCTATGAAGAGGTTGGCCCCCTATGTAGGTATGATAAATGGGAAGGTTCGTTACTATATTGGCAGCATCTTTTATTCTCGTAACATAGTCGAGACGCGAGCGCCAGCGTCCTGTCTCAATGAAACTAATGGGCACCTTTGAAATGGAGGCCCCCAACCGCAATCTTTGATATTCTCCCGATAGCTCGGTGTCCAGATACAAGACAGGAATATCCTTCCTCATTGCAATGTGCTTAGCCACATTTAGAGCGAGCCCGCTTTTAAAACCCTTCTTTTGTGCGGCCACCAGGCTAATGGATGCCCTGCGAAAGCCACCGCCAATTGCAGCATCCCAGCGCGGGAGGCCGCTGGATAGACCAACAAGTTCACAAGGATTATCAGCCCGCTCATTCGCCCACTCAATAAAACCTTCGCCAAGCACGTTGAGATCATCATCGTGATTAACCGAAGCTACGGCATCATTGATCTTTCTTTCAAGCTCTGACACAATATCGATGGAACTTTTTTCGTGATCAGAAACCAGATCTGTTAGATCATCTACAACGCCAAAGAGGGCGCGCTTAATGGCCAAATCTTTAATGCGGCGCGTTACGTTGTTGAGATTTCTCTGCGAAACCTTTCTTATAAAGAGGGTCTCGATATATTCGCCGTCGCTCGTCAGCGCATCAATGTTCTCGTAGCCAAGCTCGATAGCTTTGTTGCGAACAAGCTCGCTATCAATATTGGTCGGATCCTCATCAAGAAGCTCCGAAATGGAGCGAAAAATAATTTTATTTGTTAGGCGTCCGAAATCTGTGAAGCTGACATACTTACAGACATCCAGATAGGACGGTGGATGATTGACACAGATGGAGATGAGGGATCGCTCGGCAATATCATCTACATAATCTTCAAGCGTTATTTCTTTAGTCTTCAAATCTCTTCTTCGTTATGTAATTTTCTAAACTTTTCATTTTGGACTCAACGCCCCAAACGGTTGAATCTACCTGTTCTATCAATGCTTCAAGCTGATTTAATTTTTGAAACCTGTCCATGAGATCATCATCGTCCCAGAGGACCACCCATTTTCTCTCCTCGATCGACCCTCCCTTGACTTTTGACATCCCTCGATATATTTCTCCATTGACCTCGGGCTCCCCCAATCTCTTTAATGCCCGCGCCCTTCCCAGCGTGTCTTTCAAGAACAAATGCCAACCCGCGAGAGCATCATAATGTGAATCAAGCGCATCCCGTGACAACTGTTTAAGCTCATCACCGCGCATCTTCAGGATCTGCTTGACCCTATCATACCATGGTTCGGCAACTTTGTCAAGCCCTAATTCTCCGCGAAGACCTTCAACCCAATGAATATCGGCCTCACAGGAGGCATTCTCTAATCTTTTCTTCAACATCTTCATTCTTCTTTACTCTTACCAAGGTTATATTGTTCATTCTACACCACTCCTCCTTCTTTCTATCTCTTATTTGTGATTGTCGAAAATTCTCTTTTGAGCCATGAAAAAAGAAGGAATACTTTGCATGCTGTGCCCCATCTGCTTCAACTGCAATACGTAATTCGGGAATAAAAAAATCAATGTGCAGACGACTACGAGGTATGTTAAATTCTTCCAGAATGACGAAACGAGGGAATACCCCCTGAAGGGCAACCCCCGTCTCCCATTGAAGATTACTTTTGCGATCTTCTTTACTTCGCAGAGGATTCTTAGATTGCGCTAAGTTAATTCTAACCTCTCTGCCCTCAAAATCTATAAACTTCACACTCTAATCCGAACACAACTCCAAGATTTTGGACCTCAACTCATCCCTAACAGATTCGTTATTCTCCAGGTATTCTATGGCTGCAAGTTCACCGTGGGCAAACTGTTCGCCATTCAAACTATATCTCCCGCCCTTCTTTTTTTCAATTATTGCTAAATTGGACGCCATATTTAAAATTTCCATGGTTTGAAATATTCCTCTATCATCATAAATGGGAACCCTTACTACCTTCCCGGGGGCCCGCCACCTATTTTTATTTATTTCAATATCAACCCATTTGCCCACCCGGCTATCGTCCACCTTAATGATGTTGGCCTGAACATTCTCTTTCTTGAAAAAGAGCCGAGAAGAGCTATAGTGACGCACCGAATTTCCGCCCGGGGTTGGTTTTCCGGATACATATGGATTCAGCTTGTCACGCTTCTGATTAATGAGAATCAGGCGACCTGCCGCATCGTCTATGACGGGAAGAGCTTTGGCGAGAAAGCGAGCCATTAAAGAAGCAAGGGAGCCCATGGTCTTTTCGCTCATGGTTTTCGCGATGTCGGCCTCAGTGGCGGAGGCAGCGGCGATAGAGTCGAAAACAACGAGGGCATTTTCGACCTTTTTGAAGATATTGATGGCCATGTCGCAAGCTTCTTCGCCCGACTGTGGCTTAAGCTGTATGAACTTGTCGAGATCCAACCCTTCGAAGCGCTCCAAAAACTTCTCGTTGAGGCCTCGCTCTATGTCAATATAGAAGACGGGCCAGCCGTTTTTCTGCGCCGCAACCACCGTGTGCATCGCCATAGTGGACTTGCCTGAGCCGTATCCGCCGCAAAGCTCATGTATTCCGACAGGAAACGGTGTCCCCAATTCGAGGTCGAGGGAGAAGGATCCCGTTGAAAGAAAGGACTTGTGCCCAATAACGTCGCGCCCAGTTACTACTGCTTCCTTGCGGAACGTATTTTTTAGTAGATCCTTAAGAATGCTGTCGGCTGACTTACCCATGGTTAATTCTTCAACTCTATTTTTCGCCACTTAGAAACCTCCACAAACTTTTTCTTTTCTTAATTGTCTTGCCTCGCAGATCGGGACCAGCCTCAAAGATGATCGGATCCGGAGCGCCCGTATCCTTCGGGCTATTTATTCTCTCCTGTTTTTCTTTTTCCTCCTCGCATAGATGGGTTAAAAGGGCAATGATTTCGCCCAACTTATTATAGCGGGCCTTACCAACAAGGTCGCGCTTGGTGTCAGCTTTTATTTGGGGAAAAATCCGCAGCAGAAGGTCTTGGCCGTAACGCTTGCCTACGGAGCCAAATGCCTTATGTAGGCGCGTATTAAGTGTAATGACATCTCGATAGGGCGTTCTGGTTTTCTTCTTGCTCCAGAAGTATGGCCCCAACTTATATTTAGAGAGAAGGACCGACTCAATCATCCATTGAATCGGCCCCACCTTGGTGTCAGTCGTCTTTGACTGAATAAGTTTTCCCATTATTTGTTCCCGTCTTTGTTTCTATTCTGGCTCGTTACCTGATGCCTCAATTACTACATCATTAATACCCACGGACTCATTTATTGATATAGAGAGGGCTCGCTTTTCTGGATACTGTTCCTTTAGCTGCGCGGCCAATGAGGTTTTTTTTATTCTTAGTTCTAAAAGTTGCTGGTCGAAGAGGCCGGGGGCAAGACCCGAGGCCTCAACGAGGACCGCCTCCTCTTTAATATAGCCCAGGAGAGTTCTCTTGTCAAGTATTTTTTCTAGAGGAATCGCATTGCAGACCATCTCTTCCTCACTATATATACTTCCATCCTTATACTTAATATTTTTAAGCCTGTAAAGCTTCATGTTCGGGGGAGGGCAAACTTCATAGACATTCTCTACTCCTAAATCATTAGGACTTAAAGATTGGCAGCATCTCCCATCTTCTTCAATTTTTATATAATACTTCATGTATGAGCCACCCAATCAACACCCATCGCATAATGAGAATTATCCACCGCATCTATTCCGAAGCCAATTCTATTGGAATCGTAGGTTAAGTTTGTTACGTTGTGTGGAGAGTGAGTATATGTTTGAACTTTAATGAAACTTACACCATCCATAGAAATGTATAAATCACTAGTAGATGATGTCAGTCTATCGACCCTCAATATAAGATTTTCCGCTATGTCCACCCGAGGAAAACCATAGACCGCCATCTGAGGACCCGCCCTATAGGCAACGCTTGCGGTAGCCCCCTGTTCTTGAACATACTCCCTAATCATTGTAGTTGGGCCCATGGTGGGATGTAAAATAATTCCGTAATGGATGAGGTGTCCAGTTAAAATATTCTTCATCACAATGCCAACAGAAGTGGCGTTATCGACGCCGGACCCCCTAGAGAGAGCATCGCCCGTTATATTAAAACTGCAAACAAAAGAGGAGGTTTCGGTTAAATCCTTATAAAAATATCTCAGATTATGATTGGTACCATCACCATATATCTCTATATCTTGCCCTCCGTTTCCCTCAATATGTGTCCCCCCCGTGTTTTCGGTTAGGCCATAACTTCTCCAGTCGGGATCACTAAAAATATCCTCTTGGAAGTGATATACGGTGTAGGCGGGACCGAGCCAAGTCCATGGATCATCCGAAGGTTTTTTTACGAGTATTGCCATTTCAAGCCCCCTAAGTTAACGGCGCGTGCTCAACCCAGTCGAATGAAGCTGCGTTCTCCTGGGCAACCCCGGCGGTGTTGGACGTATGATAATACCCAAACCCTAGTCTGTTAGCGTTGATGTGCGGAGTTCCCTCTGTTACATTGTTAAGAATGTAATCAAGAGTTATCATCTCTCCGTCTGTCGTACTCCACGAAAAAATAGTCTGATCATTCGCCCTCCTTAGCTCAAGAATTACAGGTCCGGTTGCCTTTATCGCCTTTGTGTGCAAATTTGAAGACCAATTGCTGGCGCTGGTCCACTTCTGCACCGACAGCACAGCGTTGCCCTTAGGCGCGGCGATTGCTCCGGTGGGTCTACCCTCTAGTACAAAAGCTATCATTCCTCCCGTCTCCGCATCTACCGCAACGAGGCCGGCCCCCTGGTAGGGAGCGGTTGTATTCCTAGAGACATCGTCTATGACTGTATTTAAAATTACGCTGCACCTTATTCGAGACCATTTCGTCGCATCTTTGTATGCGTACCTGAACTGCTCTGTTCCGCCCCCCAAGTGGGACTGAACATATACTGCACCATTTGCATTTATATCTTGAACCATTTGCCCGTTTAAGGAATGATTCCATGAAGACCTGAAGCCACTTGATTGAAAGTGATCTTTTCGATCAGAGGATGTGTTGTCATCCTGTTTAGATCTTATATATATAGACCTGTTCGTGCCCAAGCTAACATACCTCCATTTTAGGTGTGAGCCACCCAGTCAAAAGAAATATTTCCGTTTTCGTTGCTAGGACTGGGGCCTTCCCAGTCATAGCCGACGCCGACACGATCTAAGTCTTCCCAAGAAGAACCAGGGTTTGGGTAGCCACCCCCCGACGTTGATTCTAGCTGACCAGCATACGACCAGTTGACGCCATCTAAACTATAATACAAGAATGTAGTAGTTGAACCTGAGCGCTTTGTTAATAAAAATATATTCGCGCCCATGGGCTCGATGTCATTTACGGGATCTTCTCGTAGGAGCGTCCCATTAGGGTGGTAGTGCCTGAGTTTTAACTTATATGTCACATTAGCGGAAGCGTCTTTGCCCACACAAAAGAAGGTGGTATTAGTTGTAGCACTTTCTAAGATGATCCCGGCCCACAAATCTTCTTCAATTGTTGCAATATCTAGCGAACATGCTATTACCCTATGATTATCTGCATTAAAACCGGTGTCGGCCTTATATATATGCTTGAGTATAGGAGTTCCGGCATTTCCCAAGGTTTCATCTATGTAAAGATATCCATTACCAGATGTATCTACCTTAAAAGCAGGAGACTCGTGAGTTTGCCAATCTGAGAGATTATCCTGCTTCCAATGGTAGGTTCTCCTCTTTGTTACAACCCCGTAATTATCTAGCGTGTCTTCAAAGTAGGACGCGGGGCGGGGGACATCGAGGGGGTTTAAAAAGGACGTCAAAGTGTCGGGCGTTGCTGTACCAACTATGGTGCCAACGTCATCTTTGCCGCCACCTTTATTTGTATCTTCTATGACCAGGTTGCCATTCTCAATTGAAATTACCGGGGGGAGAGTTCTGAATTCATCACGCCCCGATCCATCACTAATGGGGGGCAAGCTCAAGACATCGAAGCGGAAGGGCTTTATAATGTTGCCAAAGGGTAGGCGCTCATTCTCTCCAAGGGGTGCGGGCCTCCCAAATTCAGCAAAGTGAGATTTTAACCCATAGGAAGTCTGATAGCCGCCTGTGCCGAACTGAACCCCCATGTCACTGATCCCGTGGTTGGGCACCCCATAAAGACCGCTGGTTGCACCCGTAGTAGAAAATTCTTGAAGGGCGAAGTCATCAAAGGAAACTTCAGGCAAGCCCGTCTTGGTTACCGAGGCAAACCTTGTTTTACCAAACCTATTGGCGCGCGATGCTACAAGATTTTTAGCATAGAAATTCATCAACTCCACCGATGTTCCGGGGCCCGTATAGGAGGCGCTTGTAATTTCGCCCCTTGGGGGGAAGTTCCAGGGCGCAAAATTTTCATCAATATTGATAGTTTTCTTATAGACCCCCGAGGCGGTTGCATCGCTAACCCAAGACTCTGGATACGACTCCCCATAACGCTTTACAGATTGAACAGGTATGGCAATCTTTCCAGTCCACCGAGTAGTATCATCATCCTTTATATTGTTGTGTATTGCTTCATATAGTTCAACTAAGTCATTGTAGTTCGCTATTCCGTCTGGGGCCGATATTGCATCGGTTGTTGGGTCAATGAAGACAACAAAGCGAAGAGGGTTGGCCAAGGTTGCTGTGCCCATCGTGAGCGACGCGGGATAATTATGCTCTGTGTTGTCTCCGTCATTGTGGAGAACCCCGAAAACTCCTCCTTCAAATGATGCCGTATCGATGGCGTTGTTATATTTTGATATAAATGGCGAGATGGAAGTTCCCAATATGGCCTCAGTATCATTAGATATGAGAGAAATATTGTCCATATTGCGAATAGATCTAACTTTCCCAATTTTAGTAAGATTCGACAGATAGGCAACCTCTATCTTTGAACTATCAATATTGGTAACAGAAACAGCGACGGGATCAGTTAGGGTAAAGGTGTCGTTATCGGCCGAAGTGATAACACCGGAGGCGGGAGAAATAGATAGCAAATCTGTCTTTCCACTATAGAGGGGCGCACCTGCGGCTTTTAAATTGTAGGCAGATACGACACCAGATTCATGGACACGATCAATGGATATAGAGCTGGAATAGCCTTCGTCTAATTTAAGAACTGGGCCGTAATGAAAAGGAGTCCCTGCCGAGTCCGGGGCTAAGAAGTTATAGGGCTCCACCGGCAGTGTAGAAGTGACACCCGAGGCTCTAACGCAAGCAACCATTGGTGACGCGGAAAAAAAATGGGCAGCAGGATAGTAGTCAGGGCCTAAGTCAACTGCGGGGCCGGTACTAGCAAAGGTATTATCAGTAGGATCTACCCTGTATGGCGCTCCAATCAGCACCGTATTGAACTCTGAGTCAAATGCAATAGCCTTATTGGCAAAACCGGAATATCTTTTTGTATCAGGGGATCCAGAGTAACTCCCCCAGGGGGTAAAATGGCTATATTGACCAGAGAATACATATTTATTTTTATATCTTCCCGCCACCTTTTCATATACAAACATCCCCATTGAAACATGAGGGGGGTTGGTCCCGGCGCCGACTGATTCAGAACATCCAGCTGCAATTATATCTCCAGAAGAAGACACTCTGATGGAGTATCCAAGGGAGCGCAAATTACTCTTCATTGGTTTGTCTATTATTTGTGCGACTTCATACACACCCTGATCCAATTTTCGCTCTATAACATAAATAGCCCCCTCACCAACAGGGGTGTTGGGTGTGCCTAGAGCGATAACAGATGCGTCCAAGTTACAATCAATGTAAATACCACCTGTTACACCCTCTATTGATATATGATATTGAAGATCGGTAGAAAGGAAGGCGGATGATAAGCTCGATCTCTTATATATTCTTATCGCCTTAGTGGAAACTCCTGTCGTTATGGCTGTAACCACGTAGAAACCATCACCAGAAATCTTTACCTGGCTTCGCTCCCAGGCTCCCGATGTTTGCAAAGATTCCGTAACTACAGCTGCCGCCATGCTCCAGCTCGGTGAAGTGTGGCGCTCAAAATAAAACCACCCCGGGCCTGGGGTCGGAGATGTAGTCCCCCTTCGAGTTGATACCATATGCTTTCCGTCATCTGATATAGATATATCAAGTCCAATATTATCATGAGCCAACGCGGCCGGATGAGTTACACTGCCGAGAAAACTCCAATCATCCCCACTTCTTTCGTAAGTATGTATGGATCCCCCATTTAAAATTGTGCCCGATGACAAATCAATATTGGGTGAACCTATTGCTACCGTTGTTCCATCGCCACTTATTACAGCCGATGTTCCAAACTTATCATCGTCTCCCGGAGCGCTACTTAAGGTTGGAGTAAAAAACAAGGACCACTTATTGCCTGTTTTTTTATAAACATAAGCCGAAGGAGTTAAGGTGATATCATAATTGCGCTGGCCCGGGGCCCCAACAACCGCATATTTTCCATCATGTGAAAGATCAACGGCCTCCCCAAACTGGGTGCTCCTAACAGATGAGCCGATATGGAAATTTACGCCAAAAGGATCTCCGGTCACCTGCTCTTCCCAGTCACTGCTAAATAAATTTACAAAAGTATCATCTCTTAATTCAGTGAAATCAACATCTATAACGGGAACCGTTGTTGCAATCCCATATGCTCCCGCCGTGGGATTGGTGCCGGGGGTCGGAATATCTCCCCCGCCCCATTGCACATCTGTTAATCCAGCGTGCCCACTGCCCGCAATATTAAGATAATTAGAAAGAGAATTTTTATAAGATAAAACAAATTCGGGACAAGCCGTTGCTGGATCATTTAAAAAATATCTGCTAACGGAGATCTCCTGGGCGCCGGCACTAAAGATGGTGCTAATTTCACTGCCCAAAATATCGGGAGTTATAGTTGAAGATCCTAGTATACCTATATTGTCATCTTCGACCTTGCCTAAAATTGCGCTGACTCCGGAAGCTGCAGAGCCATAAGCAAGCACAAAAACACCAGAGCCAGATATATCATCATAGAGGGACTCAATGTCAAGACAATTTATGGGACCTTCGTGAAAGATGTATTCATCGCCCCAATATGTGGGAGAGGAACCGTCCTGTTTAAAATTGAGCAGTTTTCCTCTGAACTCCGTAACATTTGCGTAAGATAGGGGTATCTCATCGTTCCAACCCCCCAAGCTTTTTCCGCTCTTACTTGGGGCGGGAATTGCAAGTGTGAGTGTCGTCGGCTTTCCAACATATTGATTCGGAAGATCACCCGGCTCTCTAAAACCCGCATCTGGAGCTTGCCAGGGGCCTGCACCTATCGCAACTATCGAGCCATCTTTATTGACATCAATGGCACGACCATAGTAGTTATTTTCTGCAGTAGACTCTGAGAAAAGTTTTTTGTTGAGCATAAAACGCCCTGTTTGCTCATCCCAAACCTGTATGGCGCCGGCCCTAGATAGTAGCTCATGTGTTTCGCCCGGCTGACCAACTGTCACAATCTTTCCATCTGATGAAATCGAAACAGAATGGCCAAAGTTAGAGTGACTGGCTCCGTCTATGTCATAGATTTTATCAAAAAGCTCCCACTTACTATCTGTTTCATTGTAATCGTAGATGTAGGCGGCGCCCTTGTTGTCATTTGTGGAAGATAAGCTTTCAAGGGGCGCACCAACAACTATTCTTTTCCCATTGGCAATTGAGACGGAATTTCCATGTCCAGTTGAGGTTCCAAATGTTGCAGAATGGCCACGGGCAGGATTAATAGTCGGATCAAAACCAGGTGGATTTGAAATCCGAAAACAACCTTCGAATAAAAAATCCTCCGCCCCCGGAGTTGCTCCAACTCTATCAATAATGGCAACTTGGTCACTATTTTTTGTTCCTACTATGACCTGCTCTCCGTCAGAAGAAATGTCAATAGAATGACCAAATCTCTGAAAAGAATTGGTGTCCAAAGATTGTGCCGCATATATTTTAGAAATGCTCGTGGAAGTCAATTCAGCATTCCAAACACCCAAATCTGACAACTGGCCCTTAAAAAAACCGCCGGTCCCAGGAAAACCTCCTCCGGTCCAGTTTCCTCCCGCCCCAAGATATAAACCATTCCAATCCGCCGATGTCAGAGCATGAGGCAGGGAGACCGCACCAGTACCCACGGTTTCCTCTGTGCCATCTAAGTATATCTTTGCTAGCCCGCTAGATAGTAAATAGGTAACTGCGCCATGATACCACACTCCTGGCTGTATGGTGGTTGATCCTCGTATTTCGGAGCCGGTGGAGCTTGTTCCGGTCCTAAAACACAACCTATAATCTCCAGGGGTATCTCTGTCAGAAATGAGCATGGTTCTATTTTTCGGATCAAAACCACTATTGCCTATCATCGCTATCACCATATGGCTACTAACAGTTTCACACTTGAACCAGGAAGAGAATGTTAACTCGGCGGGGCCATTATTTGGAAACGAAACAAGAGAGAGATCTGAGCTTAGGCCCGAATGGTTTGAGTGAACATAATCATTTGCCCCATCGAAGTGTAACGAGTGGCAAGTTGGGCCGGACACACCTCCGTTGGAAACCCAGGTGGGCCCATTAACTAGGGTGCCATAATAATTGTTTGACGTAAGAGGAGATCCTACTGTGGTGTTTGAAGACCCAGACTCATAAGCCTGACGAGGCCCGCCGCCGGATGACCAACTAGTACCACCCCCATCATTAAATTTATAATAAGCCGTAGGAATTGGGTCCGAGGGGGGAGAACCAGATATGCTGGAAGCAACTTCTTCGCTAAGTCGGACCCAGGAACCACTAACTTTTCTCCAGTAGTCAAAGCCCCCCAATTCTTTTGCCTCTGTAGCAGAAAGATGTCTCCTGAAGGGGGCTCCTAAAACTATCCTTTCTCCGGAATCATCTATGGCTACTGACCACCCGAGTTGGCCACCAAAATTGGTACTAAAACAATAGCCATTACCTAGCTCGCCCTCTAATGACCACGGTCGCCCGGCATAAAGACTGGTGGGGGCAACTAGCTCCAGTGAAGCCCCAAAGGTGTGACCTATATACCCCGGGGCCGACAACAACAAGTAATCATCAAATTCGGACCACCCGTTTGGAAATTCTCCCTCTTCTAATTGGCTTCCATACACAATAATATCCCCAAGAGAAGACGTGGAAGTACTTGCAGGAAATAAAAACCATTCACAATTATTGTTGGTGGAAATAGTAGATCCAGAATATGTTACTGCAACCCTGTACCAACCACTCCCAACTGGCTTAGGAGTATGTATTGTGGGAACTTCTCCAGACGTATTGGTTAAAATTGGGACGCCGGAAGACCACGTAATATCAACATCACTTGTAGCCGTAACTGTACTAGAAATTTTAAAATCGAAGGTAAACTTTGATTTAATTGATGTGCCTTCCTTAACAAACAATGAAAAAGTATATGGACTATTTGCCGCAAGGAAGGCTCCGCCGTTTCCAGTAGACATCCCCTCTGTCAAGGAGGCGTCATCATCTCCTATGCTCCACGCTCCGGTAATACCAGGGACACCGCCAGGAGGATTTCCAAAGGGATCATTTTGATTATGCAAAATTACCGGAGTTCCAGCTATCGTGCGCCAACGAGTAATTATCCCCATATCCCAACGATTACTATCCAAAAGGATATTTGTTGCACTAACACTTCTTTTATAGACATATCCACGCCCCACCTTGGAGGGGTTTGCTAATCCAGTGGAAACCTTGTAGCCTGGAGACCCAACGACTATAGTGTCACCATCACCATCAATATCTACATCAAAACCAAAGTGATCACCAAGAATAGCTGTCGGTGCAAAAAGCGTCCGATCCAACTCCCAAGAAGACCCGACCTTATCATAGATGTGAATTGCGCCGCTATTTTCTTCAAGTCCCGATGCCGCCGTCATTGGTGCACCCACAACCATTGTGGTTCCACTGGCTGCGACCGCCACCGAGTAACCATCACCATACCCTTGAGGGCCCGCGTAGGTTTGTTTTGCCGAGGTAGCGTGCCCTAAGTATTCTGAAGGGTAATCAATAATATTTCCAGAAACCACCTCTTCTACTTGTGCACCATAAAATAATACAGATTCAGTTTTTAAAGTTCCAGGGAGCGAAGGATATATGGATAATTGAGCAGCCGTATTGTCAACATTTGCAAAGGTAAAGGCGACCCTATACCACCCTTGACCAACCTCCTGTATCGGATGTGGAGTATTGGTCCCAAGAACTGTGGTAATGGTCGGACTAGGCGAAGCGTTTAAAACCACTCCAATCAAATGATTAGTTGGAGAAGGTCCAGATAGAGCAATCGAAAAGGAGCAAGTATGTATACCTGGCGGAACCTGAACGCCCTCTTTAACATAAAATGAACATGTATAAGACTTTCCAGCAGAGATAGAAAAGCTTTGATTTACCCCGTCAGGCGTACCGGCACCGGATGTATTATTTTTTATCAGAGTTGCTTCAAATGGTGCGCCGAACGGACCCGCATAAGACTTTGTTATGGTTGGGGCTCCGGACGATGTCCAGTTGGATGTGCTAAAATCATTGCTATCAAGTAAAAGATTCTTGTAGGCAACCTCGTCTGATGCCGTGGTCTGGGTCGCTATTGTCTCGTAGGCAATTATTCCCGAGCCTCCGGGCAAGCTTGCCATTGACATATTCTGAACATTGTGAGCATCAAAGCAATATGATGTTCCCATGTCTGCGGTAGATAATATACCGCTAGATGATAATGGGTGTCCGGGCACCGTAAGGGAACCATCGAAATATTCGTAGGGCTTAATAAGATAGGTAGGATCTAAGAAGTCAATTTGAGAATTTATATTTTCATTAAAGATTCCACTGACGAAAGGGTTGGAAGACAAACTAACATCTCTCAGGAGTGCTTCGCCAGGGATCTTTCCAAATTGGCAAACTACCGTGCCGGGCTCATAAGTTAAGAAGGGGCTTTCTGCCGCCCTTGGATCCTTGGTAAAGTTGTCCACAGTCATCAAGTTTACAGGTACATACTGGTGCCCCTTGGAAGCATCCACATTCCAGCGGTCGAATTCATCTGGCGACTCCGACCCATCTTTTCCGTGGGCCGTATAGGCTGGCAGAACTGCGTAGGCACCAACCCTGGTGTCTTCTTTTATGAAGGGTGCGAGGGGCTGATAGTCCGGATCTATGGCATAATTGGGACCGAAGGAGAGGCCGGAAGGCAATTGATTCTCCACGTTGCCCCAGGCTGCATCGGTCGTGGCAAATAGGCCATAATCCTTGTCGATAAGGATGCCTTCTGCTGCATATACGCGACCATAGAAGTTGTCAGCAATATTCTTAACCTTCTCATACCACTCCATGATCCAGTTTTGATTCTGACTTTTCTTAGAAGGTATGTATTTTTTTCCACTATAATAATTGGTGAGGGCAATCTGCTCTAACACGAGAGCCTTGTTGGAAGCACTCAAGGAGTCAAGATTAGTCTGAGTTCCGCCCAAGGTGGGAAACCCCTCGGTGATGTCACCGCCCGCAACTATAAGATCAATAATGGCTTGATCGACAAATTTATCGTCTATGCGGGACTGGAAATTGGGATCTTGTGCGGCCAAAAAGCCGGCATCCGAAGCAAAGCCCAGAGTCGTCTGATGCTTCTTGAAGACAGACCAATAGTCGAACCCCTTCATGGCGAGGGGCAATTCTCTTTCCGGCGGTATATAGGTGCGATAAATACCGGCCGAATCATAGAAGCCCACCGTAAGGCTATCCCAAGCTTTTACAAACTTGATGCCCGAGGGGGTGGGCAGACCATCTATGGGGGAGAGCAAGTCACTGTCTATGAAACCTTCCTGGCGCGCCCCAAGGATCCCCACATAGTCATCGGCATCCGTCTCATCGACGCCCCAGCGAACATTCGTTGTGTAGCCACTGCTATTTGGAATGGGAATATTATCTTCAGTAATTTGGAAATCTACCGCCCTATTTACAATTGCTACGCGCTCGCCTTCCAGCAGCCAATACCAATCAAAGCCCAAATCATTAAGTACCGTGGTTAGCACGCTCCTAAGGGAGGAGCCATCGAACTTCCAGCGGAACAAGTCCAAACTGACGTTAAGGCCGCTGGCCGTTATAGGCAGATTGCTCTCTACTATGCTGGCCTCTGGAAAGAGGTTTTCGGGATCGAAGCCCAGGCCGCTGACATAGGGGGAGTTGATGATTGTGGAGCGCAGATCCTCGTAGAGGGCACCCTCTTCATTGTTCTGGACGTAGCGGCGATCTTCACTAGTTAGGGCACCGGGAACTGATTCTCGCAGGTAGGAACCTACCGACAAAATTCCTCTACCATCTAGGGTGGTCAGCCCCCCTTGGTCCTCCGTAAAGATTGATACATTGTCAAGATCCTTGCGGCGGTCCTGCAAACTAATGGTGGCCGTGGTGCCGCTCATCGTATCGGAGTATTCCACATGGGTGACGCGCCCCGCCACCGTAAAGAAGTCGGGACCTATGTAGAACTTTGCCGCCGTGCCGATTTCGGGCAACGTGTCGAGGGAACCGCCAAAGCTATCTTGCACAACATCGATGTCAAAAGTATGAGGACTATCATTGAAGCCAAACTTAGCATTCATGCCGGCGAAGTATCCGGGAATAGTTATGCCAAAACCGCTTCCGGGTGGAACTCCAGCGCTGGCACCTGCTACAGATATACTATATGCGTTCATATCTCCACTCTTCTAAGATTACAACTATAATACACCCGCTAAAGAGCAAAGCCCGAGGGCAATGCTTGACTAATTACAAAACCGGAGGTCGTAATATGTGTCACTACCGGATTATAATAGCCCTGTCTATCGAAAACATGGGTGGGATTTCTATAGAAGGATGTATTGTCGCCATAAAGTCTTTCTGTTCCCAGGTCCCAATGGATATATTTTGTGGGGTCGCTCGTTGAATCTGTTCTGGTAGAAAATAAATTCACCGAAAGAGGATTTTCTCCTGATGACGGAACGCCGGATGCTGCGATTGTGTGCGGCACTGTCCCCACCGTGAAGCCCGACACAATGACATAGGGCGTGGGATTAAAAGTTTGCTTGGCCTCACAAAGCAATTGATACTTCCCAACCTTAAGATCATCAAAACGATAAGAGAACTCTGAAAAGCCTGGGGCGGACCGGTCGCTTGCCACTATTGTTCGATAAAATTGTCCAGACTCTGGAGTGATGACGTAGGGATAAAATTCCACCTCGCGTGCATCATAAGAAGTGAGTGCAACATCAACGGGCGAGTCAGGCTCGTATGCGAGGCGAACCTTCATCCACTCTATGGCTCCTCGCGACCCACCATCTCCCGGCTCCACTTCCCAGGTGATGGCAGCATTTGAGGGCGTACCGTCTTCGGTTAGTGTGGTTGATGTAGTGTGTCCAACGTAGCCGGGCGTTAGAGACGTAATATAAGTATCGAGAGCAGGCCACCCGTTCGGCTGAACGCCCTCTTCTAATTGGGCCCCATAAATTAGAATACTTCCGACAAAAAATGTCGCAGTATGGGCTGGGGAAATTGTAATGGTGACGCTTGTATTTGCACCAAGTGTTGCGCTATCCAATATAAAGGCGACCCTATACCAACCCGACCCAATATTTTTTACAGGTAACACCAGACTTGCGCTTGGTCCCGTCAAGACCGGCGCCCCCGATGACCACTCTATGGAAAAATTATCTGTGGATGCCGCCTGAAAACTGACGAGGGAGCCCGGCGTAGTTGCGCCCTCTTTTACAAAGATAGAAAAGACATGAGAGGTGTTTGGCTTGAGGCCCGCAACAATTTGCGAGATGGACTCAACCGACAACGCATCAGTATCCTCTATTGTCCAAGCATTATTGGAAATTCCATAGGGTCCAGTTTGATTCTTAGCCAATGTAGGGGCGGAGGCTGATGTTGACCATGAGGTCCCCGTTGAAAAAGAATTGCTCTCCAGTAGCAAGTTGGTAACATCATTTAGGTAAGCGCTCTTGAAACTTACATCTAGCTTGTCTGTGACAGAGACACCGCTTACAGCAGCATAGGGCGAGAAACCAATCGAACCACCAATGGCAGGGGTGAGGCTGAAGCCCGGAACACCTGGTGACCCCGCTTTTGCCACCGTAAAAGATCCAAGAAAATTGGCAACATTTAATTTGCTTACTTCAAAGGACCCCTGAAAGGCGGCGCCGTTATTTGCCGATAGCCTACACGACATCCTGGGGAGCCTCCTCAACCACTATGTGGTCGCCCGTATAGGGATCAATTTTCAGGAATCGACACAGGTTTGTTCCTCGCCATCCTATGTTGACAAAGTTGAGAAAAACGCTCAGACCTTTTTTATACGGCAAGTAATCTAAGTTGCCATCTACTCGGAGATGCTCAAAAAATTTTTCTCCCCGCTCATTGTAGGCGAAGAATTCACCAGAGGAAGCTGTAAAAAATTCATAAGGCTCGGCATTTATAATAGAGTCGTTATTTACTTTTATAATAAAAAGAGGGCCTCCCAGCAGAGGCGTGATTGAGACCTCCAATGAGGGGTCGTTCGTGTCGTAGGTATATTTAATCTTATTTTCTAATATATCATGTTCCATAGTCAAAGGTCACCCTATAGCGTAAAATTCCCTGTCCATTAGTTCCACCATAATTCCCAACACCAACGCTTGAGCTAACATCCAAGTTAAGGTAAATCCACTGAGAAGCATCAGAGGCAGTTACTCCACTTATTGCGGTATGGCCATCTCTTCTGAAAAGATTTTGCGCTATAGGCAGAGTTGCTGAAACTACACCGCTTGATGAAGTTATTGTTCTGTCTTGTAACCAATTACCACTTCCTGTTATTCCTTGATTATAATTTATCAGGCCAGCTTGAATTAAGTTAGGACCCCAGAACCGCATGTTGCGGATAAAGCCATTTCCACCCATATTGGTGGCGCGCATAATGACAACCTTGGTATCGCTCGCAGTAGAGACATCAGTATTTATCGTCCCGAAGGAGAGAGTGCCGGCCGAAGTATCATCTACCTCGCCCACGTAGCCAGAAGCCGCAAGGGCCGCATAGTCGTAAAGAAACGGATCTAGTCCCGAAGTGGCAAACTGATGAAATTTTACTGTTGGTACGGCCACTATTTACTCCTATGGTATGGTCGATGTTGCGCCATCGCCCGTATACGTCCATGTGACATTAAAAGAAACGGAGTTAGCTTGATTGTCAGGATCGAAAGAAAACGAAGTTATTCTACTTAAATTGCCCTTAGCCTGTCCACCATGGGTATTGATAATGTGCTGCGCATAGGCCTTGGCTTTCTCAAGGGTGTCACCAATTACCTGCCCACTAAGTTGATATTGCCCCTCTGTCGTAGTGCCGAGGTTTTGCCAAACAGGCCCAGTTGCCTTGCCGGGAATCTGAATAGAAGCAAAGGCATCGACGGGGCGCTGTTCGCTAATGGAATAGTCCGCATCTATTATGCCGGATGCTGCCGCATCATTTAGCTTGTCGTCCCAGGAGGCGCTATAGTCAACTGTGCCTGCGTTGTGATTGCGTGTGACGCTTTCTGAAAGATAGCCACTACCCAATATTCTTGTGCGGCCCATCAGGGTGTGAAAGCCAGAGGCAGAAGCGTAGAGAGTGGGGCGAACGTCCACCAGCCAGCCCGCCATGGCCTTGTTGTTGCGCTCAAAAGGGGTGGCCGCATGTCCCTGGATGTTGCCATTAACAGATATGGAAGATATGCCCGTGGTATCGGTGCTAATATCGAAGGTGTTTCTATGTAAATAATCAAGGGCGGCGCCGCTGGCCAAAACATAGTTTTCGGTCACGCTATATGAGCCACCGGTCTCATCGAGGGATTCTGAGAGGAGTCCGCGAATATAAGAGAGATTGGAATAGCTGGAGAAGATTTGAGAGGGGCGACCGCCCGGTATCTTGGCCACTGGATTTAATCCGCCCAGTCGCGCCGTCACAAAGGCTTTGGCGTTAGTGAGGGAGTTGTTGATGCCGCTGGGATTTGTATTGAGTCCGACTGCACTTACGCTGTGAGTTAGGGTCGCCGTATCATCATCACTTTCGCCCCAGTCCCACGTATCGGAATAGTCCTTAACGCCCGAGAGGGCGGTGGCGCTGGCAACGTTGTTTTGATAAACGAAGGCAAGCGTATAGTTGACCTTGTTAACCCAGACGCTTTCATCAAAGGATACATCA